TATTGTTGATTACGTAGCTGCACAGCTAGAACCCTTTGGTGGTTTTGAAGCTATAGCAAACGAAAGTTCTTTTCCTAATACACAACCAGTTTCCGGTGTATGCGTTAGTATAGCTGATGCTGGAGGCATGGCAGTTAGTAGCACTGGTACAGCTAGTGGTGCAACAGTTGGTGGTACTACAGTAAACATATCTGGAATACCTACTAATTTTCGTGGTACAACTATAAACAATGGTGTACGTTTTATTGTAGTATCTACTGGTTCTAGTCAGAACTACACTTACCACAAAGCTACACTAAAAGAAGATGACCTTGCTAACCTTAGTGGAGATATCAACGACTTTTCAGAAAGATATAGAGTTGGTTCATCAAACCCAACAACTAGCTTAGATAATGGTGACTTGTTCTTTAACACCGGCACAGGTAAGATGCTTGTGTATAATGGTACAAACACTGCATGGGAAGAAGTACAGTCTATTGGTAACTTTTTTATAAATACTATATCTGCATTTAGTGGTACAGGAGGAAACAGTGCAACACCTAACGGAACAGCCTATAAATTTACTCTTAGC